GCGTGAATATACAGGTGAGAGTCAGGATGGTCTTTATGGAAGATGCCGAAACTAAGGAAGAGCTCTGCAAACCCTTTGCGGTGGACTATCTGGTTTGCCTTGTTCGCCATGACAGCTGTCACCAGAAACTTGTCTTTGCCAATGCCCATGAACTCCCTAGTCTCCACACCCCGAAACAGGTGCGTAGGTTTGAAAACTTTAGTGTCCACAGCATGCGGAATATAGTCAGCCTCAAAACCTGCTGCAGCGAGCTGTCTCTGCCCATGAGGTGCCATAGCAATCGGAGTCACATTGTCCTTCTCCAGAAAGCGTTTCACCAAAGGTGGCATCGTCACATGATCTAGAGGAACCCAAGAATAGATGGGGATATCTGTTTGCAAGTCGTTGTAAACCCACACATCGTAGAGAGTGAGCATGAAGTGAGGCAGAGTCTCAAACCCTCTGCGGTGATGTTCATGCCATAACTCCATCACATCATCAGAGTAAGGTTTGTAACCTTTGGGATAGATGGGGACATCCCCATGCTTGGTCCGGTGTTTCGCAATGTAACCCTCATTGCCATAGTTGGACAGCACACCAACATGAATCCCATGCCGTTTCATACGCTCCACCAGCATGCTCACCTGCACTGAGTAGCCGGTGGGAAGACCTGGTGAGTTGGATGCGACAGACACAACACCCTTGAGTTTCTCTATAGCCATGCGCCCACAATAGCGGAAACCCCCACCAGTCACTAGGACCGGCAGGGGTTTCTGCTTTAGTTCAGTCTAGCCTTATGGCTGGAGCAGGAACTTGATGTGGTTTGCACCGTTCGCAACACCAGCGGCTATGCGGTAAGTGAACCTGTAGCCTGTGATGTCGTTTGCGAAATATGCATCGGAGCTCACACTGGTTGACAGGCCCGTTTGGGCGATCTTCACGCTCGGCCAGTGGCCAAAGAAAACTGCCTTTGCACCAGAAGCAATCGAAGCCACTGCAGGGTTCTCGTAGACCGGAAGACCAAGAATAGTGCTTGGACCACCTACAACGGGATTCAGGATGTATTGTCCCGAAGTGTCTTTGAGCCTGCGGATTGCACCAAGCGTGCTGGTGTTCACCATGAAGCCGGCCCCTGGGAGCATTCTTGCCATGCCATCTACAGAGAAAGAAAGCGAAATCAGCTCGTCAGCCGTAATACTGGTGGCCGTTCCTGCCGTTCCACCTGCTCCGGCAACTGCCGTAACAGCTGCGTGGACCAGAGCGTTCACGCGAGTACCGATAGCGACACCAGCGTTCTCAGCAATGGAAGCCTCAATGTCGAAGCCTGCATCAGAGATCAGCTCATTAGCAAGCTTCACAATGAAGGCCTGCTTGGTGGGCTGCAGCAAGAGAGAACTGTAGGTGGGCTCGCTGTCAGCGATAGCAGACCCAGCTGCATACTCTGAAGCGGTGGAGTAAGCGGTGAGGACTGGAATCCGCAAGTCTGAACCGCTGTCACGCTGGAAGACCTCAGAAGTCTCCAAGTATGGTCCAACGAGTTTTGCGAGTGCGAATACGCGCGAGAGGAAGTCAACGGGAACAGTGTTCACTGAAGGCACAAGGTCGCGCTTCTCCATAGTGAAGTTGTGCTCACGAACTTCTCCGCGTGCCATAGCGCGGAAGATCTCAGCATCTCCGCGAGCCTCAGCAGCAGGAGCGAAACCGCGAGAAGCAGCAGCAGCCTCAAGAGCGCGCTCTTCATTGCGGCGTGCAACCTCAAGCGCTTCGTCAGCGCGAGTGATGTCAGCCTCAATGCGGTCAATTTTTTCTAACTCAGCCTGGGAGATTCCACGCTTGTCCTGCTCGGCAGCATCCAAAACTTCACGGATCTGCATGGTCAGGTTGGCGCGGACTTCTTCCTGAGTCTTGATGAACTCAGACATGTAATGTCCTTTCAATAATGATTGTGATTGTGTGGTTGCGCTGCGGTGGTGACACTCAACAGCTCTCAGCAGCGGTAACGCACAAATCTGATACCTCAATGGTACCAAGTAAGGGGAGCCTTACTGCGCAAATAGGTGAACCCCCAGAGCATCTCGCTAAAGATGTTCGCGCCTCTGGGGGTTGCTCACCCTATTCAAGAAAGAGACAGGAGTCCCTATGGCGAAAAGAGTAACACAGAAAAGAGAAAACCCTGGCCAGCCGAAAGGGGAAACTAGCCAGGGAGAAACTCGCTAACGCTGTTCAACAGCCCCAAGAACGCGAGTCTCTTTTTCTCGCTGCTGAACTGTACCCTGAACAGGGCTCACCCTCTTTGGTGTGTCAGCAGGATCCTCATCCAACGCGACAATGGCATCAGCGAAAGCCCCAGCCATCTCCCTAATCACACCAGAGACAGGATTCCCTGCAACATCAAGGATGGCCTGTTCAATGTCATTCCTGGAGGCCATTAGTAGCCCATCAAAAGTTGCAGCTTCTTCTTCTTCAAAGCCAGCATCTCTAAACCGTTGTCAAGCTGTGCAGGTGCCTCAACCGGTGCAAGCTTGTCCAGGACAGTTGTAATCAGGTTGCGGTCATCAGTGGTGATGTCCTCACCGTTCTCAATCTTCAACAGAGCATCAGCAAGAGCATCAGCATCAACCTCTGCGCGCTTGGCAACCTTGTCCAAACCTCGGACCGCTGTGGAGCCTGCTGTGGCTGGGTAGGCAGGGAATGACACAATGCTTACCTCCCTGAGAACTACCTTCTTGAGAGTCCTCACAGAGCCGTCAACAGACCACTCATCACCGCCGCGAGCAACAGTGAAGCCAAAGCTCATAGAGTCAACGATTCCTGTGGAGACAAGCTCGCGGACATCATTGCCGAGAGTAGTGCGTGGCAGGGTTGCCTCAACGAAAAGGCCTCGGTCATCTTCTGTCAGGCGTAGATTGCCGGCCCTTGTGCTGGCGAGCGGCTGGCCAGAGTCATGATTCCAGAGCATCTTTATGTCGTTGCGGTTGCGCAAAGAACCTCGGAAAGCGCCTGGAGCGATACGCTCAATGAAAGGCAAAGGCTCACTGTCACTGTTGAAGACTGCAGCGTAACCAGTGAAGGTCATGCCCTCCGGTGTTTCACGCAGTTCAAACTGTGCTGGATTGATGCGTGTTTCCATCTTGCTCAATGCTTCGCCTTTCGCGCGACCTTCATTCTCTGCTTCTATTCTACCAATCACGCCATCCGCATAGTCCATCGCGCGTTGCGCAGACCGTCTAGTGGTGCCTCCACCCCAAAGTGCAATAGCGACAACACCAGGGCTGGGGAAGTCATCACTGGTAGGTGAGGCGGCTGGTGCATCAAAATCCACCATGTGCCTTGCAAGGAAAGCTCTGATCCGCACCCACTTGTCAGCTGTGACCGAACCATCAGCCATAGCCCTAGCTTCACGCACTGTTGCAGGCATCAAACCGTCACCAGACAGGCCAGCCTCATGCCATTGCAAACCCCTCCGAGCGCTTGCACGCATGTAAGCCGGTGGAGTCAAGTCAACCTGGCGAATCTCAGAACGCTCATCCAACCGGTCAATCAAAGTCAAGGTGCTGAATCTGTGACCGACAAGAGTGTCAGTGGGATTCCACTCGATCATGCCCTCATCGTTCTCAGACTCACGCCACACCCTGATAAGCGCTGCAGGGTTGTCCTCCGAGCCGTTGATTACAAAGTCACTGTCAGGCACATTGATCTGACCGTCAACCACAATCCGAGTTATCTGGCCCCGAGCCATACCACCGGAAGAGTCCCACTCCACAAAGTCACCAACAGAAAGCTCACCAGGTTCAGCTCGGTCCTCACCCTCAACATCAGGCACCTCATCAGTGGCCAAAGCAGTAATCCCAAGCGCTCGGAACCTTTCGCGGTTCTCAGGATCATCATCAACCGCAACCATCACATTGTAAGTTTCCAGAAGCCTCTCGGCCACAGCCTGCTTGAAGTCTGGTGTGACAGTGTTCACGCTAGGTTGCATAATCAGTTGGTCAAAGTCAATATCCAAAGAGTCAAGCTCGGTCACAGTTTCTTCCCTGCGATCTTCAGCGCGACCAGTCACAATAATGACCTCAGTGTCATCAAAAGACTCCACATAGTTCACCACGCGGTCATTGCGCATACCATCCACAATGAGAGTGCCGTCAATGTCCACAATCACTGCAGGAGGACCAGACTCTAAGCGCTTCTCAGAGCGCTCGCCCTCAAAAGTAGAATCCTCAGACA